TGACGGCATTACTGACTGGACTAGCGGCACGATCCTCAACATACAGATCCTGCTTGGCACCAGCTCAGACACATTTGACATCGACTGGATCTCGATCGGGCGAAATGCTCCTGCCGCATCTCAGGCGTCGATCCTTGAGGAAGCTGCCGCAAGAGCTGCTGCTGACTCTGCTGAGGTAACTGCCAGACAGCTACTCTCTACGTCTCTCGTTGGCGCTGCAGACCCGTCAGGCGTTACGCTTGCCACCGCAGGCGGACTGATCGGAAGCGAGAGAAGCGCCCGTACTGCTGCTGACAGCAGCGAAGTTTCTGCGCGTGAGCTTCTTTCTACGACACTCACTGGTCAGACAACTGCATCTGGCCTGACGCTTTCAAACATCTCAGGCATCATTGGCGAAGAGCGCACTGCTCGTGTCAATGCAGACAGCTCTCAGGCTCAAATAACCACCGGCCTGCAGTCTCAGGTAAACCTAAAGACTAAGGTTTATCAGCAGGCGGCGCAGCCGACATCTCCTCCTTCTCCGCTTACATCGTTCACTGTCGGAGATCTGTGGATCGACACAGACGACAACAACAAGATGTATCGCTGGACTGGCAGCGCTTGGGTTGAGACAACTGACGGAAGAATTGGCACTCTTACATCAAACGTCAGCACGCTTCAGCAGACCTACAGCAGCTTAGACACTGCTGTAAATGGGCCGACTGGTCTTGCCACGAGAATGAGCGCGGTCGAGACTGTCGCCGCCAGCAAGAACAAGACGTTCCGGCAAGGCACTGCGCCTACCGGTGCGCTAGTAACTGGCGACATTTGGTTTAACACGGCGAGCAATAACGCTGCTTATAGATGGGACGGCTCATCTTGGGTTCTTACTGAAGACGCACGTATCCCGCAAACCGCCGCCGCTGTTGTCAACGTAGAGCAGACAAAGATCGGCTATGCAACACGAAACTCCAACGGAGAAGTGTTCGACAACAACGGTGCAATCCGTAACTCGTCTGACGTTACTGCTTGGAACGCAGCAAACCCCGGAAACCTTCTCACATGGAACGTAGGTATCCCGTTCGCCTCAGCCGTAAAGCAGGTTCGCATTTCTGATGGGCTGTCATCTATTGCTCTTGAGCAGCGGTTTACCGCTCAGCGCGGAACTAATGACACCCTTCTTGGGCAGTACTCAGTAAAGATTGACAACAACGGCCATGTGTCAGGCTTTGGACTGTCCAGCACCTTAGTCAACGGAACGCCGACGTCTGCATTCATCATTCGAGCAGACAAGTTTGCAATCGTTGACCCGGCAAGCACTGCCAACAACCTAACGAACTCGCCGTCTGCGGACACAGTTCCGTTTGCTGTTGATGGCGGAGCGGTCTACATCAAGACCGCGTTCATCAAGGACGCGACCATTACGTCCGCTAAGATTGCCTCGCTTGTTGCCAACAAGATTACTGCCGGATACATCAACGCAGTTGTTGGTATCAACGGTGCTAAGACTTACGGCACTGAGCTTTATGCCGGCGGAAGCACCAGCGTGCAGACTGACGGCAACGGAAATATCATCGGGTTCACTACACAGAATCCGACGCTTTCCATAGTTAACGGTGTTGCGACGTTCGTTGCGTCTTCGTTCCGCATCGCAAACTCCGCATCCGGAACGCCGACAAACGTATTCCCATTCAAAGTTGAAGGCGGCGTCACATACCTAGATACCGCCATTATAAAAAATGGCACGATTACTACTGCGCAAATTGAGAATGCGACGATCAGCAATGCTCAGATCACTTCGCTTTCTGCGGACAAGATCACAAGCGGAACAATCTCCACATCGCGCCTTGCGATCGACACTAATGTTCTGACGTCAAGCGGTGGATTGCTCACGATCTCCGGCGGCGCAATCACTAACCAGCTGATTGCCACAAATGCCAACATCGATGGCGCGAAGATTGCGAACCTTTCAGTTAGCACCCTGAAGATTGCAGGCAATGCGATCACGCAGCCTGAAGTCTATACAGCTGCTGACGTGTACGTTCCAAACGCATCTGCAATTCAGATGACGAGCAGCGGTGTATCGGAGACGTACAACTACGTAGGAACCAACAACGGGGATTACATTTTTGTCCAGTACTACGATTTCTACACCGGAAATCTTGTTGAGTACTATGACTTTGTTGGCACTGGAAACGGCGATTACACGAGAACCGTTACTTACGGGCCGCCGACATTCCTGAATGACATCATGGTAATTGAAACGCCAGTCGTTACTGTTGGCGTGGATGCTACTGCTGCCGTGCAGATCGTGTACTACGCGACCCACGATGGCTCCATCTACACCTACAACGACTCAGGCCAGCATCTGTTCATGCTGCTCGATACCGGTTCTGGCTACCGCCTTGTTGCTCAGCAGCAGGTAGGCCTGCGTACGGACAGCTCTGCAGACACGATGGCATCTCTGCCAATCGCAATGACATTCACTGCGAGAAACATTACGACGGCTAGGGTCAAGATCCTAACCGGAAGCCGACGTGTCGACCTTCCGATGGGAAATGGCAGCAACCCTTGCTGGCTGCGTAACAGCACAATCTCACTGCTGGGGGCAAAGCGATGAGTTTCATGGCTGTCTTTGATGCTGACGGTCGGTGCAAGTACGTTCTTGATGGAACCCCTGACTCAGCTGCTGTCAGCGGCGAGGCTGCTGTCGTGTACAGCGAAGACCAAATAAACCCAAACATGGTTTGGTATGACCACGAGGCGGGGAAGATGATGCCTCGCACGCCATTCCGTGTTTCGGTCACGAACAACCGGATAGAGCGCGTCCCTGTCGGAACCAAGGTCTACGTCGGGGCAGACTCTGCTGTCGTAAACGAAGGGTCTATAGACTTCGATGTTTCGTACGCACAGACAATTGTGGTGACTATGATGCACATACGTCACATAGACAAAGTCTTGGAGGTTCGCTGTGAAGTTCCGGGTTAAGCAGGACTACGCAGAGCTGCGCCGCTCAGAGTACCCGCCGATAGGCGATCAGCTGGATGCGCTGTGGAAGGGCGGTGCTGTCCTTGAGGAGATGGCTCGCAAGGTTGCCGCAGTGAAGGAGAAGTACCCTAAGCCGCCGCCGTCTGGTGAGCAGCCGTGAACATTCTGAGGCAGATCCTTGAGCGCAACATAGGCAACGTCCTCACTGAGGAGCTTGCCCTTGGCATCATGTTATCGGTATCCGGTAACAGCGATGAGTACATCAATATCGCGGACATCCCTGCTGAAGAGTACGGGGACGCAGTTATCAATGTCGAGTTCCTGAAGGACTGCTTGGACGAGATCAAGCCAGTCCACGCCCAGCACTGGGCTGAGACGGAATCATATCGACACGGCATCGCTCTTAATCCTAACTACGAGTACATGTGCAACGCTGAGGCGCAGGGCCGCTTCATGCTGTTCACGGTGCGAGTTGCTGGCCGGCTGGTTGGCAACTGCATGATGTACTTGTCGAAGAGTACTCACACCCAGAAGTGGGTTGCTGAGGAAGACACCATTTTCATTCTGCCCGAATACCGCAAAGGTCGGCTCGGGATTCGCCTCATCCGCTACGTTGAAGATGTTCTCTTGAACATGGGGGTGACGGAGATACGTGTGACAGTCAAGGAAGTCAACGAGGTTGGCAGGCTGTTGCAACACCTTGGCTACGATCACACTGGCAATCAATTAACTAAGATTCTTCAGGAGTAACACATGTGCAGTGACGCGCCCCCGCCGCCGGACTTCACGCCGCTTGCAAACGCGATGCGTGAGGTCGGTGACAAAATGGCAGCACTTGGCCAGCAGCAGCTTGCCTTCGGTCAGCAGCGGTATCAGGAAACGATGCCGCTATACCAGCAGCTCGTATCCTCCAACCTGCAGGGACAGCAGCTTGCGATGGAGATGGCGAAGGACGCCGCTAAGGAGCGCCTCAAGTACCGCGCACTGGAAGACAGTCTGGTCGAAGAGTCGCAGCGTGCCTCTGCAATGGATCGCGGTGACGTCTTCGCAGGCCGTGCCGCTGCTGACGTTGAGCAGTCGCTCGCTCAGCAGAGAAGCGCAGCGGTTAGAAATCTGACGCGCATGGGTGTGAACCCGAATGCCGCTCGATTCGCCGCTCTCAACAACGAGTTTGCGATTCGTGGTGCAGCCGCTACTGCCGGCGCTAAGACCGCAGGCCGTCTTGCTGGCGAAGAGTACGCCACTCGCCTGCGGTACAACGCTGCAGCGATGGGGCGCGGCCTTCCTGCTCAGCAGCTTTCGGCGATCGGCACTGGCATACAGGCTGGTGGCGCGACGGGTGCGCTTGTGCAGCAGCAGAATGCTCCGATGTATGCTGGCTTCCAAGGCGCAATGGGTGGACTTCAGGGTCAGATGGGCGGCATTCAAGGTGCCGGCAACCTTCTGAATCAGGGCTACCAGAACCAGCTCGCCTACAGTCAGGCCAACAGCGGACTGGCCGGCGCACTTGGTCAGCTTGGCGGCATGGCTCTTGGCTACTTCATGCCCGGAGCCGCTGATGGCGGAAAGGTAGACGACGTAGTCAGCAATGCCCGGAAGAACGAGTACGGCTCAGGCGGAAAGATCTCTGGCCCCGGCACGGGAACGTCGGACAGCGTTCAGGCTTTGAATACTTCGGACGGAACTCCGATTCGGCTGAGCAATGGCGAGTACATCATCCCCGCCGATGTCGTACGAGAGAAGGGCAAAGAGTTCTTCGACAACATGGTTCAGAAGTACCACACACCCGTACGCAAAGGGCGTCGGCGTAAAGCTCTGAGGAAGGGTTAATCATGGCAAGCTTCGCAGAAGGTTTGGTTCAGGGTCTCCAGCGTCAGCAAGAGGTGAACCTGCGTAAAGCTGAGCAGCGCCGACAGCAGGCCATCAGCATGTCGCAGCTTGCTGCCACAGAAGAGGAGCGGCAATACAAGCGCGAGCAGCGTGCCAAGCAGGAAAAGGCGCTTGGAGAAATCCAGCAGCTTCAGGAAAGCGTCTTCGGATACGAAGCTGATGAGCCTGTTCCTGCTGCGATGCAGGGCGGTGCGCCTGCTGCTCCGGGGCAGCCTGCCCCGACGCAGAAAGTAAAAAAGTACTACGATATCTACGACAACTCTCCTGAAGGCCGTGAGCGCCAGCTGCGTTATCACTCAGGTTACACGCGCATTCTCATGAACAACGGACTCATGAGTCCTGCTGACATGAAGGCCTCCGCTGAGTACGCGAATTATCTGGACAAGTCTGGCGTGTCGGATGCTGCGCTTAACCTGTTCATGACTGACGGTCGCGATCAGCGATCGCTTAACTTCTTGGCCAAGAAGCTCAACCTCGTTCCAGACAGCATCAAGATCACCGGATCTCTGGTTGATAACACGGCGAAGATTGAGGCTACCGGCATGGGCGGCCAGTCCTTCTCGCGTCCGCTTGGTGACATCTTCTCTGCTCTTGGCATTGATGCCTTCGAGAAAATACAGAAGGGCAAGCGCGAAGAAAAGGTCACGACAGCTACACTTGAAAACCTTGAAGCCAAAACTGATGTCGCTCGAAGCCAAGTTGGACTAAATCGCGCCCGTGCTGGTGCGCTTGATGCCGGATCTCAGGTTATCAAGGCAAAGGATCTTCCAAAGCTTTACTCCAGCATGAAGGGGCCGGCTGATACTCAGGCTCCAATCATGCCGCAGGGTCAGGAAATTCTCCGCAATGCCGTTGACGGCGCGAGAGAATCTGGCGCGACTGGGCCGCAGGCTGTCGACTTTGCAATGTCTCTTGTCTCTTCGCTGCGGACAGATCCTGCTTTTGCTCAGGCAATGCGAAATGCGGCAAAGGAGCAGGGCGTCAACATTCGTCAGGCGAATCTGTACAACATGTTTGAGCAGCAGTTCTTGTCAGATAAGGTTCGCGAGTTTATTGAGTCTGATGCAGGTCAGGCTCAAATGCGAGCCAAGTTTGGTAAAGGCGCTGGATCAAGATCAGCCGCGATGGATGCGACCCAAGACGCTTCAGTTGAATAACCCGGAGGCTTAGATGGCCATTGATACTTCCTTCCTGTTTAAGCAGCCGGGTTCTTCTCAACCTGAGAAAAGAGCCGCTGCAATACAGGATGCGACCGAAGAGCGTGACCAGCAGCTTATGACTGGCACAGCTACTGGCGTCGATACAAGCTTCTTGTTTAAGCCTGCTCCTCGCGCCGCTATTCCTACTCAGCCTGTCCCAGAAGAGGTGGCTGCTGAGCAGCCAACAACTTTCAATCCTTTTGCTGGCGCTGCCGCCAGAGGCGCGACCATTGCTGGAGAGGCTGTTGAGGCGACAAAGAGAGCAGGCGTTGCTGCCCCAGTCTCTTCATTCACTCCGGGCATATCTGGTATCGGTATTGCGATTAAGGCAGTCGCTCCAACTCTTCAGCAGTGGGCTGATGGGCTGCGTTACTGGGGTAAAAGCATTGGATACTCGCCAACTACTCAGCTAAAAGATATTGGAGACAACCCTCTTACAATTGTTCCATTTATTGCTGAGAGAGTTGTAACGTCTGTTCCTGACATGGCTGCAGCAGCTCTTGCTACGCCAGTCTATGCCGCAGCTAGAACAAACGAAGTTTTGAATGATCGTCTCAAGAACGATCAGAAGACACTTGAAGAGGCCACGGTCGCTGACGTTGCTACTGCGGCTGGTGTTGCCGCTGTCGAAACCATGTTCGAGCGCTTTGCTACCGGGCGCATTTTCAAGAAACTTCCTGAAGGCCAAGGCCTGTCTATACCTCGCACCCTTCAAGAGACTGGCGTTCAGGCCGGAACTGAGGGCGTAGAAGAAGCCGCCGCATATCTTGGTGGCACAGCCGGAACCAAGGCTGGCGTGAACGTCAACGACCTTGCAGCGAATGTTCTTGAGGGAATGATCGTCGGAGGCGGACTTGGCGCAACCACTCAGGCTGTTCGAGAAGTTGCTACCGCTCTTAGGAAAGAGCCGCCAGTCGCGCCGCCGGCTGCTCCGCCTCCTGTTGCTCCAGCTCCTACGACTGCCGAAGCGCAGCCAACCCCAGTGGCACCTGTTGGAGAACCCGCAGCCACAGCCGAAACAACTACTGTTTCACAGCCTAGCACAACTGTTGTTTCTGACGCGCAAGCTGCAGCACCGACTGTTGAACCTGTTGGAACAGCTGTTGCCCCTGCCGTTACGGATCAAGGAGTTACGGCCCCGGCCCCTGCTGTTGCCGCTGCACCAGTAACAGCTGCGCCCGCAGAGACAGAGGGGGCGGGCGTTATCTCGACCGCAGAACTCAAGCAGCAGCTGGCAGAAGTCGATGCCGAAGCTGCCGCCCGTGCCGCAGAGCAGGCTATTGCTGCACCGCAATTGCCTGAAGGCCTGACCGCAGAAACTTCCGTCACCGAAACTTTCGGGCCGGATGACACCCGCTTTGCCGCCTTCGAGTCGGCCACCGACAAGGAGCTGTATGTCCTTGGCAAGCTGAACCGTCGTCCTGCAAAGACGCCTGAGCTTACGGAGACGGCGCGTCAGCTGACTTCCAAGGTAGCCCAGTCCTTGGGTATCCCCCCGGAAGAAGTCGCCCAGAGGGCAGAGGCGACCCGTGTGGCGACACAGAACGGGCTGTCCGGCGTCCAAGCTGGGGCGGTGTATCGAGTCCCGACAGGGATTACTACGCCTCCCGTCAGCCCCCTCATGCAGCTGGCGAGCGACCAGATCGGGGAAAAGTTTAGCCTCCCAGAAGGGGAGAAGGTTGTCATTCCCGAAGCGCCGGTCGACCCGGTGCGCACCAAGATTGCGTCCGTCATCAAGGATGCGTTCGGGGTGGACGTGGTATGGGCCAGCCTGCCGAAGGGCGGCAAGGTCAAGACCAACAAGGGCCGCGAGCTGGTTGCCATCAACGGCGCACGCATTGCCGGCACGAATGCCATCCTGCTCGACGCCAACAACTACAGTTTCCTGAACACGCTGGGCCACGAGCTGACCCACGTTCTGGAGACTCAGTACCCGCAGCTTTATCAGCAGCTGATAACTCTCGCCAAGGCCAAGGTCAGCAAGAAGTTCCAGAACCAGCTGCGCAAGGAAGTTGCCAGTGATGCTGAGTTCAACTCTGAGCTGGTCGCTGAGATGGTCGGCGAGCAGTCGACAGACCCTGCTTTCTGGCAGGAAGTCTTCGACGCTGCCGGCGATCAGGCTTCTGCTCAGGGTTTCCTCGACGCGCTGAACCGCATCATCGACCGCATCCTGAATGCGCTTCAGGGCTACCAGCCGATGGTCGTACAGAGCCGCAAGGATGCGCTTGCCGTGCGTCAGGCTGCTCAGCAGGCGTTCCAGCAGTGGATCACCGCCAGACAGCAGGCTGCTCAGCAGGTCGCTGCAGACCAGCAGGCCGCAGTGCAGGCTGCCGCAGCTGCCGCTCGCCCAGCGCCAGCGGTCAATCCGTTCTTGGTCGGCACATCACTAGACCCAAATGCACCCAAACCGGCGGAGCTTGGCCCCCCGAAGGTTCCGCCTTCACGGCAGGCTCAGGTCAACATTGGCCAGAAGGGTCGCCGCTTTGTCACCTTTGCCGCCGACCTCGACAAGGATCTATTCGAGCTTGGCGCTAAGCTGAAGAAGGCTGCAAAAACGCTCAGCAAATCTGACCGTGAATCAGCCGACGCTCGTCTTGTTCGGTTCATGGCCGTCACTGGCCTGCCCCGCGCAGAGATGATCGATGTCGCAAAGAACTATCGAGATGCTGTCGTTAAGGCAGCAGGTGCTGTTCAGGAGGATGGCACCTATGAAGCCCCGGCAACCAACATAGGAGAGCGCCGTGCCGTTGAAGAAAGGAAAGTCGAAGAGCGTCGTGAGCCGCAACGTGAGCGAGCTGATGAACAAGTACGAGAAGTCCGGCAAGATCGGGAGCAGCCGCCCGTCGAGCAAGTCGAAGGCGCAGAAGCAGGCGGTCGCGATCGCGCTGCAGAAGGCAGGCCGCAGCCGGAAGAAGTAGCCGAAGATGAAGTCATCAGAGATCTGCCGCAGTTCTCGCGCAAGCGTCCTGCGGTAGACCCTGAGTTTGCTGAGCAGGTTGTCGACGATGTCGGCCTGACCTCTGAGCAGGCAGAAGCCACTTCCCTCAAGTATCAGACAGGAAAGTCTGGCGAGGATCAGTTCAACACTCCGGCTGTTGGTGGTCTGACCAACACTGTTCTTGAGATTGAGCGTGCCCGTCGAGAGGGAACTCTTGGTCAGCTCGATCTCGAAAGCGAGGCCGATCGCAGCACTGTTGCGAAGATGCTTGCCGCTGAAGTTGTTGCGGCTGTTCGCGCTGGTGGCGGAGCGAAGGAGTGGTACGACAAGACCATCCGTCGCACGCTTGCTATGGCGTCACTCAAATTCCCTGAGCTTGCCACCGACAAGGAAGCGCAGACCGCATTCCGCCTGTCTGTTGCCATTACATCTCAAGGCTTGAACGTCGAGGACAACCTCAAGTTCGCCATGCAGGTGTACGGCGAGTACAGAAAGAACGGCACGTTCCCGCTCAAGGGGCAGGGAAAGAACGGCGGCGCGATGGTGAGCAACTTCCAGCTTGCCAACTCGCTGATGGAGAAGATGGGCAAGGAGCGGTTCTCACGATTCCTTGAGACCGACTTTGTCGCGTCTGAGCTGAATGCCATTGGGTTCAACATTGATGAACTCGCCGACGAGAAGATCCTTGGATCGTCTGTGTTCGGCCCGAAGATTGGCTTCGGCTTCTACTCGAATCTCTCTGGCAACTTCGAGCCTGTCACGATCGACATGTGGTTCATGCGAACCATTGGCCGATTGATTGGCAAGCTTCGCGCATTCGATGCAAAACTTTTCGCCTCTCAGCGAGACAAGTTCCGTGCATCGTTTGCTGTTGAGGGAGTCAACGGGATCTTCATCAACTCCCGCAACATGGCCGGTAGCCGGCTGTTCAGCGCAGACCTTGTGCAGAACGCGGCAACAGACGATGACGCAGCTGTTACTTTGGCGCGTCTTGTCACTCGTGCGCATGAGCGTGACTTCAAAGTCAATCGCACGGCATACGACAACAAGACTCGCGTCAAGTCATCGCTAGTCAATAACGCAGCCAACATGCTAAAGTCCCTCGACAAGCCGAAGGATGCACCTTCGAGCGGGTCTGAGAGGCGCAATCTACGTGACATTGTTCGTCAGACAGTCTCAATTGTTGAGAATGTTGTTGGCGAGCGTATACCGCCGGCCTCTATGCAGGCTCTTGTCTGGTATCCAGAGCAGGAGTTGTACAAGTCGTTTGGCGTCAAGCTTCGTGTAACGAGCCAAGACTATGCCGGTGCAATACGTAAAATCCTTGAGAAGGAGGGATACAGTGGAAGAGAACTCAGCGCAGCAGCCGAATCTGGATCAAGACGCGCACAACCAGTGGCTGTCGAGCCTGTCGAAGCTGAAGATGTTGGAGCTGTCAGAGAAGCTGAACAGCCTGATGCTGGAGAAAGAGCAGGCCGCCAGCTCACAGCCAGAGAGCGCGATCGCCTCCTCGTCTCCGAAGTCATTAAGCGGTATCGACAGAGCAGTGCAGCGGCACAAGGGTCTTACAAGATCCGAAGCGCAGGAGATGGCCGACGAATTCGGGTTCTAGGGAATGACGCTAAGGCTGAATACAAGCCTGTCATTACTTTCAAGAACGCTCTTGGAGCCGTAGGCAAACCGGCTCCCACAATGTACGAACTGGATGGTGGAGCAGCACTGTTCCGTCAGGCCATCCAAAAATCCAAAAATGACGGTAAATTTGGTGCCGCTGTCTACGTCTACGACGAGGCAGACTACGCCAACATGCGCCTGTTCATCTCTGAAGACGGCAAGTCAGGCTTTGCCCTCAAGGGCAATGACATTGTCTCCGTGTTCAGCGGACAGAAAGGCTCTGCCAACGCCATGCTGCAGCTTGCTGTGGATCAGGGCGGACAGCGGCTTGATGCGTTCGACACTGTTCTCCCTGAGCTGTATGCCGACAACGGCTTCAAGGTTGTTGCTCGCGTCAAGTGGAACGACGAGTACAGCCCTGAAGGCTGGGACAAGGCCACGTTTGCCAAGTACAACAACGGCGAGCCTGATGTTGTGTTCATGGTCTACGATCCGGCCAATGCTTCTGAGCTTGGTGGCAAGGTCATCGAGAACTACGATGACGGCGTGGCCGCTCAGGAAGAGGCGATCGGCAAGAAGTCAATTCAATTCTCTCGTGTCCGAAGCGAGACCAATGCTGACGGCAAGCAGATTGCCAGCACGCCTGAGTTCATCCAGAACTTCTGGAATTGGTTCGGCGACAGCAAGCTCGTAGACCGGCGTGGCCGACCCAAGGTCATGTACCACGGCACGATTCCGCCTGTTGTCGGCGCTGAGGAGTTCATCGATCAGGGCATCAGCGTGTTTCGTCGTGGCACGGGTGGCGCGATCTTCGTGTCGCCTGATGAGCGAGTTGCTAACACGTACGCTGGGCCGGGTGGGTCTGTGTACCCGCTGTATGTCCGCGCTGAGAATCCGTTCGACTTCGAGAATCCGGATCACGTTAAGCGAGTGATGGATATCTGGGAGAGCAACAACGTCGGCATCCGCGAGACTCGTGAGCAGGCCATTGCCAAGGGCAAGTGGCAGATGATCGAGAACGTCGAGATCCAAGACGCCATCAAGCTTGCCGGCTTTGACAGCTACTACGTGAAGGAGACCGGGGCGAAGAATCTCGCCCTGTACGACCCGTCACAGTTGAAGTCAGCTGTTGGGAATGTTGGTGCGTTCTCGCCTGAGCGTCCAGAGATCCAGTTCTCGCGTGTCCGTCAGGGCCGCAAGTACTGGCTGCCTGAGTTCGGCAGACTGCAGCGATTGCTGCGTGGCGTGCAGAACGAAGTGCTGGCTACTGCTCGTGCGCAGAAAGCTGTTGCTGCTCAAGGCGGCGTGCTGACTGAGTCGACAGAGATCGAGTCGGCAATGCACCGCATGTATGGCCGCGCCGGAAACCGCCTCGACCGATTCCGTAAGGACGTAGTCGAGCCGATCCTTAACCGCGCATCTGAGAACAATGTCGACCTTGCTGATGTAGAGCTGTACTTGTATGCGAATCACGCCAAGGAAGCTAACCGTCGCATAGCCTCGATTAACCCGCAGATGCAGGATGGCGGCTCAGGCATGACGAATGCTGAAGCTGATCAGGTCATGGCTACCTTGCGGCAGGACATGGCTCAGTTCGTGCGTATCAAGTCCATTGCGGACGAGATCCAGAACATTACCAAGATGACTCAGACTGCTCTGGTCAATGGAGACATTGTCAGCCCAGCAGATGTTGCTGCTTGGAATGCCACGTACAACTACTACGTCCCGCTCAAGACATTCGAGCAGGCTGATGATCTTGGTCGCGTCACCGGCAACGGGCGGTTCGATCTTGCCAATGCATTCTCGAAGCGCCGTCTTGGCAGAAAGAGCAAGGCTGGCGCGATCGTCGAGAATATCTTGGCTGACTACGAGGAAGCTGTTGTAGCTGTTGAGCGGAACAACGTCCGCAAAGCTTGGCTGCAATTCATCCTCGCAAACAAGGACAGCGAGCTGTGGCAGGTGAACAAGCCTGTCATGCAGCGTGCTTTCTACAAGAACCCTGTCGAGGAAGTGCGATATCGCCTGACCATCCAGAAGGATGCGGAGACTCTCCCTGTCCGTGTGGGTGGCGAGGTGTATCACATGGTCATCAAAGACCCTGAGATCCTCGAAGAGCTGCAGATGACGAGCGTACTGTCGCAGTTCCCAGACACGATCAAGTCGATCCTTGGTGGCATGAACACCTTTGGTCGCACTCTGTCGAAGCTGTGGACTGTTCTTTCGCCGCCGTTCGTACTGATCAACGCTGCTCGCGACGTGCAGACGTCGCTGATCAACACTGGAATCGAGCAGGGCTTATGGAGTTCTGCAAAGCTGTTGGCAACATTGCCGAAGGCTGCTTATACGGTGTGGCGTGCTGAGCGTAACAACGCTTGGACTGGCGATCTGAAGCAGTACTACGACATGTACCGCGCTGATGGCGGCAAGACTGGTGCGCTTGATCTGAGGCAGATCGAAGACCGCCACAGTGAGCTGATGTCCATGTATCGCAACGCACAGGCGTCGATAGGTAAGCCACTGACGTACCACCGCCTGACCATGCGGTATTTGAAGGGCGTAGAAAACTTCATGATGGACATCAACGGTGCCATCGAAGGCGCTGCTCGTGTTGCCGCATACAAGGTCGCAATGGAGAACGGCAAGTCGCGCATTCAGGCGACCAACATCGCGAAGGAAATCACGGTCAACTTCAACCGTCGCGGAAAGTGGACTCCGGTGCTGAGCGGCATGTACTTGTTCTTCAACCCTGCAGTGCAGGGCGCGAAGCGCACGTTAAGCGCCGTGTTCAGCAAGCGCGGAGCTGCTGTTGGCACTGGGCTTGTTACCCTTGGCTACTTCGTCGCAGAGATGGCGGCATCAGCTGTCGGTGACGATGAGGAGCCGTACTGGGATAAGCCCTCAATGCGCCAGACTAAGCTGAAGAACCTTGTGTTCTTCGGGCCGAATGGCGAGACCTACAATGTCCCGCTGCCGTATGGCTTTGGCTTCTTCGTGAACCTTGGCTATGCGCTTCGTGACCTGAAGAATGGCGCAGACCCATTCAAGGTCGGTGCGTTTATGCGAGATTCCGCATCGCTGCACTTCTCCCCGCTTGGCTCGATGGACAACATGGCGACCTTCCTGTCTCCGACGCTTATCGATCCGGCGATGGTTCTCATCACTGGCGAGAAGGAGACTGGCCTGCCGCTGATGCCGGAAGACTTCACTGGAGTCACCCCGGACAGCGAGCGGTACTGGAACAACACTCGCGACACCATGTTCCAGAATGTTACTGCTTGGCTATACGAGGCCACTGGCGGCGGAGCAGGCGGAAAGATGGCGATCGACGTCTCTCCGGAGTCCGTCGAGTACATCACATCGTTCCTGACTGGCGGCGCTGGTACGTTCGTGAAGGATGTCATCAAGACATTCGACGCGATGGCCAACACCGGAACAGCTTCGGCCACTGAGCAGAACCTGATCCCGGTATTGAAGGCTGTTCACAGACAGCCCGACGGGCGCTATGACTCCAGTGCGTTCTACGAGAATGCAAAGGAGGCAAAGGAAGCGGCCCGTGACTTCAATGCAATCATGGAGTCAGAGGCCGAAGTGTCCGAAGAGAAGATTGCTTACGCTGACTCGATTGCTGGAATGGCCGCACTCTCACGGTTTGCGGATCGGCAGAAGCGAGCGATCTCGAATCTGCGGCAGCAGGACTTGGACATCCAGCAGGACGAGACTTTAACTAGGGAGCAGAAGTATGAAGATCGTAAAGCAATTGCTGAGCAAATTCGCCAAGTTCAGGTTGAGTTTAATGTCGCCTTCTACGCCGAACGTCGAGCCATCGAAGCCGAAGAAGCCAAAGGTCAAGCTGAAGAATAAGCGCAAGTAATCAGAGGTAGTCGCGCCCTCCCCTCCGGCACCGCCAGTTGGGGGGAGGGACTTGCCTCCACATCTCGTGTCGCATGCGGTCTGTATGCCGTTTCATCTTGATGTAGCCAAAGACAAGTGGCGGCAGGATGATTAGCACCATGATTGCTATTGCCATTTGTTCCATCTGATTTCCATCTCCTCGATAACAGTCTCAAGGAACTGTATTTTCTTCTGCAGTTCCTCGATTGTTTTAGATTGAGCCTCGATCACCTGACGTAGCTCATCTCGCTTGGCCTCAGCCACAGCGCCGAAGTTGAGTTCGTCGGTCATCTGAACAGGAAGTTGAACAGCATCACAACTGTTGTCACAACGCCGACCACGTAGAAGAACAGTGTCGACAGGATAAATATCCCAATAGCAGTAGCGGTTCGACGCATTGTTCTGCACTCCAATTCAGGATCTCGAAACTGATTCCCCTTTCGCTCTCTCATGCTGCGTCCTGAGACTTCAGCGATGGGATGCCTTCCCATTTCTCGCGCACCCAGTAACCACTGGAATTGACGGCCATGCCGCGAGCGTCCATCTCTTCAACGGTAAGGCACCTGCGCGGGATCTTCTTGCGCACACCGTCAACCATAATGTTACCAATGCGATGCTCGTCAAATGCGGCGACACTGTTGAAGTAGTGCCCGCATCCGCTGCACCTGCATCGACTCATTCCGACTGTAAGCTTCTCAGTCATCCCAATGCACCCTTCCGCCAAAGCGGCGAGCAGCTTCCTCGATACGCCTTCTGGTATGCGTAAGGTCATCGTCGCCAGTCCAGAGATACCACCACAGCTTTTTAATCTTGCTTGTAAAAGTCGAAAGATAAGTCACGGCTTTCCTCCTCATTTTCAAGACGCTTCTCCAATGCCCGTCTGGAAAACAATTTCCCAGTAAGGCTCTTCCTCCCAGTCCTGCTCATGCACCTCATGCGAATCCTGTCCGCATCGAGATCAAGCATGTCGCATATCCATCTCAGCGATCCCTCGTTCTGAGCATCGCTATTGAGCCAGCGCACTGCCTGCGCTCGAACAACCCTATCCCCCCGCAAATCGACATCACAGATTGCTTGGCTAATCACACTAGCCCACAACTGTCTTATGCCCTGATCATTCACCAGTCTTCTCCAATGCGTCTGCTGCTCTGTTGCAGTACCACGCCGCCTTGCGAAGGCTCTTTGAGAACTCACCTTTGGTTGGGCGGCTCGCGTACTTCAGGATGTTGCCAACACAGTGAGCAACAATCCCCGGAACTTTCTTGAAGTAATCCTGCGCGAGTACTGCCTCGATGTAGTCGATGGTCTCTATGCCACCCGGCATCTGATAGTGCGGTGGGTGGTTGACCATGTCGGGGGGCGAGACAGTGCCTGATTGCTGGACATGAGATCCGCCCTCCTGCGCAAGAACAAGTGCCTCAGAAAGTTTCCTGTTCTCTTCCATAAGCGCACGAATCTCTGCTTCCTTTCTGTCCAACGTGTACTCAGACATGCCTCGCCCCTTTCTTACCTAGCCTGTTTGATGCCAGCTTTTTCTGCTTTCTCAGAGATCTCCCCTGCAGCAAGCAGCCCGGCGTGAAGAATCTTGTATGCCTCAACCATCGCGACCAGAAGTACGCGAGACACCTGAGTTTCTGGGGATAGGCTTTCCTCTTGAGTATTCTCTGAGTTCTTCTTTCTCGCCTTCTTCTTCGCCTTTGAGCGGGACATCATCGTTTACAACCTCCGTCGTTTGAAAACTAATCATGCAGTTCATGCAGCGGCGTTTGCGAATCGTCATTGGATGACCGCTGCCGCTGTAACTGATCCTCGTATCGAAGATCAATGTCTTCGAGTTGCAAGATGGGCAGCGCATCAGTCACCTCAGAACGGAACGCTTTGCCAGACTGGGCACCCGTGAGAGACGTTGCAGTAACTGGCGCAGCGCTTGTACTCGCCGCGTCGGTGTACTACTGAGTGCCCACTGCCGGCAGCGTCTGCTGCAGCATTGGCCTCCATCTCACTGCCGAACAGTTTGACTGCCGACTTGCGACCCTCCTTCATCAGCGCCCACACATCGTTCGTCTTCCACCGCTCCTCGTCGGTGCAAGGCTCAGGACGTGCGGCCTGATGCAGACGGACACGCTCTACTAGGAATGCGTCCTGCTCCTCCTCAGTCCACAGAGGAACAGGGATGACAGCCACCTGAGACTCAGGGTAGTCATCTCCTGCGAGCGTCTTGCTCTGCACCCAGTCGCGGAAGATGGCAATGATCTGAATGCGGTTGACGTTGAACCTGACATCGCCGGTCTCCGCCATCTGTCGACGGCATAGCGCGGCCAGTAGATTCAACTGTTGTTCCCACTCAGGCTTGCCCTTACGCGACCACACTGACGTGACCTTGAAGTCCATCAGTGTGCCTGCTTCGAGGACGTCCATCTGTCCGCTAACAGACCAACCCTCAACAGTTGTGAACAGTCGAGTCTCGACAACTGCGTCGGTTGTTCCCTCCGGATAGGCTCGCTCAAGCACCGTGTGTACGGACTGCCCAAGCAAAGACCAGATCCGATCGGCGACATCCTCCTGTGGCTCGACAGTCTCCCGAAGTTTCCGCTGGAACGGCGGGGAGATCAGCTGAGTCACGCTGATGTCAGACTTGCCACGGCTGTACCCGTCATTGGTAACAGCCGCGACAATCGAGCGAGGCAGGTTCAGTTTGTTTGTGAGCATTGGCCTTCCCTCACGAATGAAGATGCAACCAAGACACGCTGCGTACTGCCCGAAGAGATCCGCTTACGTCTCCCGCTGTCAACGATCAGCCCCTTCTTGATCAGAGGGGCGAACCGTGGGGTGATGCTGTTGCTCTTGATATCCGGCATCAGTTGCACGACATCGTCTGCCGCGCAGCCTGCAGAACCAAAAGAGCAGACCTTCTCGTACACCATCTCCTCAAGACGCGCAGTACTGATCTTGGCGGCAGCGACATGGCTGGTGTCCGGATCTGACGATCTGGCCAGACCACGGCTGCCGAACAAGTCGGATGTCTTGAAGTCGAATAAGTCTTTCATGGCTTCCATAAGCTTAGAAAGGGATGTCATCGTTCAACTCTTCAACGCCACCGTCTGAGAGTTCAACGCGATCCTTAGTAGCCACTGCTCGTGCGTACTCAGGCGACTTCTGAATGGCTTCCTGCAGACCCTTGGAGAGGGATGCAAAGGCTGCAGCATCGAAGTTATCGAGAGAGAAGATCATGCTCTCGTTGACCTGCGGACTGGCCTTCATGCCCGGAAGCAAAGGCATGATCGACGCGATGTTTGCGTAGACCTTGCCGTTGTTGTTGGCGTGAACGATGTTGACCACGCACGGCGCACCGATGATGTTCTTCATATCGAACCGCGCCTCTTCCTCCTTGGTGAACTGGCGACCGCGCCAACTCTCAAGGACAGCACGGAGTTTGCTCTTCTCTCCGATGCTTGCAGTGAACCGCTCGCTGACAGAGAACGGCTTGCCGGCCAACTTGCCGTCAGGAATCAACGCATCCGGCAGTTCCCAACTGATAAGAACCTTGCGCTGCTTCTTCTCGCTGCCTTTCCAGACAGAAGTCTGGGTGCCAAGGTCGATGATCCGGTAGCACCGGGCCACATGCGAACCAGCCGGCGGGGGAGCAAAGTCACTACCACCACCGCTGTTGCTTGCTGAAACGATAAAGCTCATCTTCGCCTCCTTCTCGTGAAAAAACCTTTCGGCCATCGAGACCTGCTCGTAATAGGCCTGCGATCCGTCGTCTAGTTGGTCATCCATTGGGTGCCTCCCTAGTGACTAGACGTGAGTGTACCCCCTGCCATTTGAACGTGTCAACACCCCCGTGTACACTGCAGTCTGGATTCCAAAAGGAGGCTTTATGACGCTGATCGAATACATCAAGGGACTGAACCTGCGGGAGCGTGAGGATCTGGGCCGGCTGGGCGGGACGACCGGGGCGTACATCACGTCCATGATCTACCGCAACGCATCCACGACCTCCTTGGCCGTGGCCGTGGCCGTGGACAAGCACAGCGGGGGCAGGCTCGACTTCCGAACCCTGATGAACCGGGCTGAGGACGTGGACTGGGACTACATGAAGGCCGCCCTGAACAGCCGCAACAAGATTGTGTTTGTGGCTGACACGGTTGGAGCGAAAGACAGCTTGACTGCTGCCTGACCTCCGGGTACAAAAGCAACCCCCGCGCATCGTCGGTGACAACGGCAGGGTGCGCGGGGTTATACCGGTACTGTGGGATAGCTTGAAACACCGGGCGGGGCGGCGAAGTTAGCACCCCAGAGCGACAAGGCTGACGGGTCATGCGACCGACGGGTCAGCGTGTGAAGGCAGATCTAGGATGGGCTAGGTCTGCTCACTCAG